GGATTTCACGCAATGCTCGATGCTGCGGGCGATGTTCTCGACGTTCTCGTCCAGCGTGATGCCAAGGGCCGTGTCGACGTGGAAATCGTGCGTCTTGCCGACAAGGCAGACGGCGGAGGTGCCTGCGTTCAGGACGGCGGCGAGGACGTCGTCGTTCTCGGCCGACCGGCCCGCCCGCTTCGTCATGCCGAAGGCGGTGAAGGTCGCGCGGGTCTGCGGCGCGTCGGCGAAGAACTCGTTGTCGGTCGGGTTCGCCCCCGGCCAGCCGCCTTCGATGTAGTCGACGCCCAGCCGGTCGAGCGCCTGCGCGATGGCCTGCTTCTCGGGCGTCGAGAACTGCACGCCCTGCGTCTGCTGCCCGTCGCGAAGCGTGGTGTCGTAGAGGTAGAGGCGCTCGCGGGTCATTTCAGGGCGTCCAGTCCAGCGGGGTCGAAGTCGGACAGCATCTCGGCCTGCACGACGGTCTTCATGTCGCGGAGTTCGAGCCCCGCGGCCAGCGCCGCGGCCTTGAGCGCGTCGGCGGCCGCGTAGTCCTTCTGCGCGCGAAGGTCCTTCCACTTCGCCCCGACCGCCCGGGCGACAGCCCCATGGGCCTCGTCGCCGTCGCCGATGAACTGGACGACTCCGTCGCTCGAGGTATAGCGGCGCCACGACCAGTGGCCCATGTCGTCGCCCAGAAGCCCGACGAGCCCGCCCGCGGCCAGAAGCCCGTCCGCATCGCCCTTGCGCGCCATGTGGTGCATGATCGTCAGCGCCTCGGGCGTGTTGAGGTCGTCGGCCAGCACCTCGGTCACGCGCGCGGCGTCGCCGCCCGGCCGTGCGCCATCGGTCAGAGCGCGCCACTTCTTCAGCGTCGCCTCGGCCTCGCGCCGCTTTTCCTCGGTCCAGTCCATCGGCTTGCGATAATGCGTGGAGAGGAACACGAAGCGGATCACCTCGCCCGGCACGCCCTGGTCGAGAAGGTCGCGCACGGTGAAGAAGTTGCCGAGCGACTTCGACATCTTCTTCCCCTCGACCTGCAGCATCTCGTTGTGGAGCCAGATGCGGGCGAACGTGCCTTCGGGGTAGGCGCATTTCGACTGGGCGATCTCGTTCTCGTGGTGCGGGAACTGGAGGTCGATGCCGCCGCCGTGGATGTCGAAGCTGTCGCCCAGGATCGCGTGGCTCATGGCCGAGCATTCGATGTGCCAGCCGGGCCGGCCGCGGCCCCAGGGGCTGTCCCAGCCGGGCTGGTCTTCGCTCGACGGCTTCCAGAGCACGAAGTCCATCGGGTCGCGCTTGTAGGGCGCGACCTCGACGCGGGCGCCGGCGATCATGTCCTCGACCGACCGGCCCGACAGCGCGCCGTAGTCGGCGTAGCTGTTCACCGCGAAAAGGACGTGGCCTTCCGCCGCATAGGCGTGGCCCTGCGCGACGAGCGTCTCGATCATCGCGATCATCTGCGGGATGAAGGCGGTGGCGTGCGGCTCGACGTCCGGGGGCAGGACGCCAAGGGCGGCCATGTCCTCATGATACCAGGCTTCGGTCGTGGCGGTGAGCTTATCGATGCCGATGCCGCGTTCGGCGGCGCGGTCGATGATCTTGTCCTCGACGTCCGTGATGTTGCGGACGTAGGTCACGTTCCCCGCGCCGTGGACGTGCCGCAGAAGCCGGTTCAGCACGTCGAAGACGACCGCCGGCCGCGCGTTGCCGAGGTGCGCGCGGTCATAGACCGTGGGCCCGCAGACGTACATCGACACCCGGCCGGGAATGACCGTGGGCTCCAGCGGGTCCTTCTGCCGGGTCTTCGTGTTCCAGAGCCTGATCTCGGTCATGAGCGGTCCTTCGGGTCGGGTGCCCGCGGGCCTTAGCGTGATCTTGTCTTTGGGGAAAGAGGACCGGCCCGCGTGACTGATGTCAGCGGATAATGCAGCAGGTGATCGGCTGCCCAAGGTGTTGATTTCGCAGACTTTTCACACTGCGCGGTCCATCTATACGCCAATCAACGTGCCACACTGAACGGGTTGACCGGCAGAGGCTCTATAGCGACGGTTTCGCGCACTTTGCAAGCGAGAGAACCGCCACGATGGATATCCCCTACATCCTGACCACCGTCACTGAGTCCTTGAAGCTCATCAAGACGCTGAACGATGTCGACCGCAACATGGGCGAGGCCGACCTCAAGATGACGATCGCGAACGTGACCGGGATGCTTGTCGAAGCCAAGGCCGGTATCTCCGAAATGGGCGACGAGATCCGCACGCTTAAGCAGGAGATCGAGCGGCTTCAATCGTTCATCGCCTTCCGGGGCGAGCTCGTCGAGCACCACGGCTTCAAGTATGACGCGGTCAATGGCGAGCCCGTCGGCTTCCCCTATTGCCCTGCCTGCGAGGTGACTCACCAAAGGTTCTACCGCATCGCGGAAGGCAAGACGTGGGCGCAGCGCGCATGCCCACATTGCCGCTTCGTCTATGGCAGTAAAGCGCGATTCTACCGCTACCCGGATAAGCAATAGAGAAAGGGATTGCAACGAACCGAAGCCAATGATGCAGCTAGATGAAGACCTCACGGAGTTTGCCGTACGCTTGAGACAGCCGAGAATCGTCGATGAATTCACCGGATTCCGGAAGCTCAAGTGCGCTCATAGCTCGAAATGCGTCCATTGAGTTTCCTTTCACAGCCGAACTGCCCAGCTTGAGCAACTCTGATCTGAGTGCCATCCGATGAGCATGGGTGAATGGCTGCCCTCGCAACTCACTTAGTCTTTCCATGAAGGTAGCAGCGATTTCCGCCTCTTGGACTATACGCGCAGCTCCCCACTGATGCTGATCGGCAGTACCAATACTGCTAACGCTTACATTATAACCGAAAACCAGCTCTTTCTCTGTAAGGTGAGCGACAATAGCGTTTGCGCGACCTGCCTGCGCGATAGATGGGGAACGAACCACCTTTCGATAGTTACTGTAGAGAAACGCCCCTACGCCGATCACCATGAGCACGAGAACAAGCGCGATTTCCATCTGAAGGTGCCCCCGCCAAAGCTGTTGCGCGAAGACTACCATCATTTGCAGGCATCGCTAAGTCAACTTGCCCGCTCCTGCGCCCTCTGAGCCGCCTTCATCGCAGCCCGCTGTCGCCGCCGCTCGCCGACACTCACGATCGCCGCGATCTTCCTCGGCCGTGGAGGCCGTTTCGGCCGCTTCTTTGCCACTGCGGCCAGCGCCTGCCGCTGCTGAATAAACCGCCGCTCTACCACCTCGGGCGCCAGGTCGAGAAGATCGCAGATCTCCCGGAAGTCGCGAGAGCCGATCCAGTCGACCTCCTCGCCCCGTGCCGCGTCCAAGAGCCCGGAGGCGAGCACCGCGACCCAAAGCTGCCGACTCATGAAGCCACGCGCCGCTGCAGGAGATCCGTGACCGGCCCCGCCCAGGCTGCGTAGTCAGGATCACCGAAGGCCGCTCCCAGCGCCCACCGCCACCACTTGAGCTCGTCCTCGGCCACCACTCGCGTGGCGCCGTCGGAGAGCATCAGGGCGCGCTCGAATAGCTCGTCGTCTGGGTCCACCGGCGTCAGGCGCTGGAAGTCGCACAAGGCGCGCCCGAGCCCCTCGTCGCCGCGGCCGAAGGCGATCACCGCCAGCGTCACAACGCATTGCTCGAGCCGCCCCAGCTGCTCGATCTTCTCGGCCAGGTCTTCGATCAGTTCCTCGCGGATCATGGGTCTCGCTCCTGTTTCATTCGGCGCCGCGAGGGGCGTGAGGCCTCCGCGCCGTTTCGGGGTTTGCCCACTCACCGACTGACGGGATCGCTTCGCGGCCAAAGGAGAATAGCCGCCCGGCGCGATCTGCCGTGTCTCGTCAGCCCTTCGGCTGCGCTTCAGACCAGTCGAGCGCACCGAAGGCGGCCGCGACCTGAGCGTCGCTGAGGCCCGCCTCCTTCGCCTGTGCCATCGCGCCGATGATCGCCGACAGCGCCCGCGCAGAACCGCCCGCGTCGAAGGACTGCAGCGGCCGGTGCACGTCGATCTCGACCTCGGTCCCCAGCTTCTCCGTCGCCTCGGCCGCGACCAGCTCCACGATCGGCTGCAGCGTCCAGGTCGCCAGGTGCCTCTGCGCCTCACGGACCAGCGGCCCCGTCGTCGACCGATGCAGGAGCGCCGGCAGGACTCCGAAGGCCAGGGCGACGCTCTCCCGGGCCGCGTGCAGCGCCTCGATCGGGAGCGCGCGCGCCAGGTCCGGCGTCGTGTCCTGAGGCTTCCAGTCGGTCGCAGGAGCCGGGCCACCTGCCGCGCCAACGTTCACCGACTCCCGCAGAAGAACCCGCCCGCGCCTGCCCCGGAATTCCCTGCCCAGCGTCGCCATGTCGGCCCCCGCCGTCTCAGGAAACGGAATGACCTGCGACCCCAGCGGGGCAAGCTCATAGACCTCGGCCAGCGCGCTTTCGACCGCGTGCAGGAGGCCGGCCGAGAGAGAGGCCCGGCGCAGCGGTGCAGTGCCCAGCCAGGGCGCCACCGGGTCGGCGCCGATGCGGACATGCAGCACCTCGGCCGCCAGGACGGTCACGTTGCGCCCGCCGCCCGCTTCCGGGATCGACAGGCGGTAGGCCGTGGGCCGCGCGTCCCTCGTTCGCAATTCCCAGTCGGAGGCCGCGACCAGGCCGCGGTCAGTGATGAGGCCCACGAATTCCCCCCGAAGCGCCAGGGACCGCGCCAGGCCGGCCATGACGTGCCTCTCGAGCATCGGGGCGCCGCGGACGTCGGCAAGGCTCAGAGCGCCCTCCCAGAGGCTGACGCAGGCCTGCGCCGTGCCGGTGAGCTCAGCGATGCCGCGGCTGCCGCTGATGTAGGACTCGCGCGCCGAAAGGATCTCGGCCGTGAAGCCGGAGCCGCTGGAGCGGGTTTCGACCTCAGGCGCCTTGCGCCGGAGAAAGGAAAGGATGCCCATGTCAGGCCCTCCGATATGGTCTGAGAAGGTCGGCCGCGCCGCTGAGCTGCAGCGCCTTGCCAGGTCGCCACTCAGGCCACGATTGGCGAACATCGCCCACGGACTGCTCGAGCACCGGGACCGGCGTCGACGTCGCGAGGTTCACGCTCAGATACTCGGCCAGGCGAACGAACGCGGCCTCGACCTCGGGCGGAGGCAGGTTGTCGGCGCCGACCGTGGTAGTGAAGCGGTAGGGCCCCACGCCCGGCAGGACATGGCCACCACGGGGCGACGGGGCGAGCGTGACGGCCGACCAGGCGTCGCCGGACCAGACCTCGACCGCGGTCACCTCCGCCGGGGCGAGCGTGGGCTCGAAGCAGCCCGGCCCCTCCACGATCCAGACCACCTCGCGCGGAGTCCATCGGTGCGCGCAGTAGGCCTCCAGGCGCGCCCAGACCGCGCGCAGGTCCATCGAATTCGCCAGGCTGAGAACCTGCATCGGCGTCTCCGGATAGGTCTCGGGCTGGGCTTCGGTGAGCTCGAGGATCTCCACGGTCACGCCCTCCACCTTGCCGCGGCAGGCAACAGCCGCGCCTTGGGCTGCGAGAGCTCCCAGGAGCGCGCCTCGACCTGCGCCTCGTCGTAGGCCGGCACCGTCACGATCGACAGCTCGTAGAGGAGCGCCGAGACCACCGTGCGAATGATCGCGCCCCGCTGGGGCTTGCCGTCGATCGGCGACGTGGCGCCGTCGTCAGGCTCCTCCGCGATCAACTCGGCCTTCGGGACCGCGCGCGGAGGCGGGAGCCGGAAGCCCGGCGATAGCCCGACCATGAGCCCCGCGCCGACCGCGGCGAGCGCATCCCGTGCCCAGGTGGTCGCGGCGACCTCCTCAGCGATCGTCGCCTCGAAAGTGAGCGCCTCGTCGCTGTCCTGCAGCCTCAGCGTGCCCGTGCGCTTGCTGGCCAGCGGCCGGTCGTAGGAGTGACCGACCAGGAGGTGAATGTCCTCCTCCGGCCGATCGACGCGGTAGGCGAAGGCCCGCGCCCCGATGATCTCCTTGCGAGGCCTGCCCCCCGACCGGCCGCCATCCGACAGGATAGCGGCGCGGCGGTAGGGGAACCTGCCCGCCAAGGCGAGAGCGCCCGAGGCGCGCTTGCGCACCTCGAGCTCTCCCTGCGTCGCGGCGTGCAACATCATCAGGCGAGCCGCAGCCCAGTGAGGATCTCGATCTGGGCCGGCCGCGCGACGGTCAGGTCCATCGTCGCCAGCGCCGTCAGCCGGAGC